GAAGGGAATCCGCAACTCAATAAGCAGGGCGGGCAAATCATGTTACGAGGCAAGCCACTGATCGAACGCAAGTATAGCGACACGTTGTTGGTGACACTGCTCAAGGCGCGCATGCCAGAGAAGTACAAGGATAGGGCTTCGATGGAGCATACAGGCAAGGATGGCGGCCCGATACAGGTGGAGATTTACAAAGTGCGCTTGCCGGATAACGGGAGGGATACCGCATGATCGCTCCCGCTCCTCAAGAAATTATTATTGGCCCCCAGCCAGGTCCGCAGGAACTGTTTCTCTCAACGCCTGCGGATATTTGTATTTACGGTGGCGCTGCTGGCGGTGGTAAATCCTTCGGCTTACTGCTAGAAGCATTGCGGCATATCGATAATCCTCAGTATGGCGCGGTCATCTTTCGACGGACCTATCCGGAGATTATGAACAAGGGTGGCTTGTGGGATGAGTCGGGAATGATTTATCCGTTTGTTGGTGGCAAGCCAAGTGAGAGCCCACCAGAATGGACATTTTCCAGTGGCGCGACCGTGCGCTTTTCTCATATGCAGCATGAGCAAGACAAGTACGCCTGGATGGGCTCACAAATTCCGCTGATTGGCTTCGATGAATTGACCTTGTTCACGAAGTCCATGTTTTTCTATATGCTGTCGCGCAACCGCTCGACGTGTGGCGTGAAGCCGTATATACGCGCAACCTGTAACCCTGATGCGGATAGCTGGGTCAAATGGTTTATCGCACCCTGGGTACACGAGGACTGGCCAGCGGACGATCGGGCTGAGTCAGGGGAGATCAGATATTTTGTGCGCGATGGCGATGAAATTAGATGGTTGGCTTCTGGTGAAACTCACGAGGACATGATCTCGGTGACCTTCATCGAAGCAGACCTAGACGACAATCCCAATCTGGAAGAGAAAGACCCTGATTACCGCAAGCGTCTCAAAGCGTTGCCATTGGTCGACCGTGAACGCCTGCTGAACAAGAACTGGCGTATTCGCGCTGAAGGTGGCAACAAGTTCAAGAAAGCCTGGTTCCCTATTCTTGATAGTATTCCCGATGATATTGAAAAAACTGTGCGCTTTTGGGACTTTGCTGCAACCGAAGCTATGCCAGCGAATACTGAGCGCGATGGACCCGATTATACAGCGTCAACGAAAATGGGTCGTCGCAAGGCTGGCACGTTTCCACGCTATATTGTGCTCGACGCGACGTGGGACCGGCTCTCGCCCGGCAAAGTTGAAGAGAAAGTTAGAAACGTTGCAGAGCAGGATGGCCCAGGATGTGAAGTGTGGTTTGAAGAGGAGCCCGGCAGCGCTGGCAAGTTCAACACGTTCTCATTTAAAACACGGGTACTCGAGGGATTTTCAGCGCATGGTATCCGTTCGACAGGGCCAAAGGAAGTACGCGCGAATACGTTTTCTAGCCAGGCGGAAGCAGGTAATGTTGGTGTACTGCGCGCCTGGTGGAACCATGGCTATTTCGGCTTCTTAGAGCCATTCCCGAGCGCCAAAGTTCATGATGACCCGGTAGATTCGTCGAGTGGCGCAATGGAACGATTATTTCAGAAGACAGCGAAAGATCAGGTACGCTTTTCCGAGCGCTATAGGGAGTTGCAGCGAGAGAAACAGAAGCAAGAGGCGGAGGCGAAATGAGCAGACGCAGCAATCGTAATCGAAACACGGTCACTCTGGACCGGCGCGAGCTGGACCGGCTGATTGATGCTGCGATTGAACGCAAGTCCACCGTTCCACCAGGTGGCACAGTCACACCGCTTACTCAAAACGTCATTAATCAGATGATGGCGAGCTTAGCTCCCCAGGCGAAAACCCAGGGCATGTTCGCCCCTGGCGCGCCACTCACGCCAAACGCTCAGATTACACCAGCGCAAGGGCCGAGGCAGTGGCAGTATCCCGTTGGCTACAACATTGGTCAGTTGCCACGATCCACAGAAACGACCAGCTTTGATACGCTGCGCAACCTGGCAAGTCTGTATGATGGCATAGGTATCTGTGAGCAGGTCTGGTTTGACTTGTGTTCTAAACCAGAGCTGGTGATCAAGCCACGTGCGGCATTGACGAAGAATGAAAGCGGAGACCCCATATCCCCTGCTAAGCTTGAAAAGAAATATGGCGCGCGGATTGCGAAGTGGGAAGACTTCTTTTCTAAGCCTGACCGAAAGCGTTCGCTGAAACAGTGGATGCGTATGGCGCTCAAGGATATGCTAGAGATTGATGCGTTGTCGATCTTCAAGCACAAGGATCGCGCAGGTAGGCTGTACGCATTAGAAATCATCGATGGCTCGACCATCAAACCGCTACTTGACGAACGTGGTATGGAACCTGATCCACCATTCCCAGCCTATCAGCAGTTTGTGTACGGCGTACCTGGTATGCAACTGCTGAACAACCAGTTGATCTATCGCCGTGAAACTGAACGTACGGATTCAGCATATGGCCGGTCGCGCGTTGAGCTGATCATTCTGAGAGTCAACCAGGCGCTGAGAAAACAAAACAAGGATCTGTCTACATTCACCGATGGCAATGTACCTGCTGGTTTCTTGGAGCCGCCAGAAGATGGGAGCGAGTGGAAGCCAGAAGATTTGCTTGACTATCAAACGATGTGGGATGGGATGTTAGCAGGGAACGATAACATCAAGGCCAGGATCAAAGTGATTCCGCCCGGTGCCAAATATACGAAGACTGACCCCGACGATATTATGACTGCATTCGATCAGTTCTTACTCAATGTAGCTGTTGGCGCGTTTGGTTTAACCATGTCTGAACTGGCATTTACGGAAACGGTGAACAAATCTAGTGGGGAGACGCAGGAAGCGATAATATATCGACGGTCAATGTCGACGATCATGAGCATCCCTGCTGAGATTTTCACGGATGTGATGCACGAAGAGGACGGCAACGACGACTTAGAGGCAGGTTGGAAAGCGTTTGAGGAACCGGAGGACTTCAAGGCAAAAGTTGACGCCTGGAATATTTTAACGACCAATGGCACACAATCCACAAGCCAGGCAGCGACAGCATTGGGCTTGAAACCAATGCTGGAAACTGAACCATTCGTATTGACGAAAGACGGACCGGTTTTTATCAAAGATGTCATGGATTTACGGGACACTACCATGCAAGCGAAAAAAGCAGGCTTGCAATTGTCTATAGACAACCCGGGAGGGATGCAAGATGAGCAAGGCACACAACCAGGCACGCAAAACGCGCAAGGCAAGCAGAATGGAGCAACTAGCTCTGGCAAAGGAACAACAGGCAAAGCTCCAAACGGCTCAGGAAAACCGCCAGAAACTGATAGCGGCAATGCCGGCATGGCAGAAAAACGAAGTGTTCGCGAGGCTTTATCTGGCCAACCTGAAGATGCTGAAAGAGCAATCAGCGCAGAGTACCGGCGTTGGCGAGAATGCGCCATAAAGGACGTGAGGATGGGCAAGCCACCGAGGGTATTCACGACTGATTATATTTCTGTCTTTGAACGTGAAGAACTTGCTGAACTGATACGCAATGCTACAACAGTAGAGGAAGTCAAGCGAGCCTTTGACCTCCATCGAGCGAAGCAAGTGCTTGATGCAGAGACGCTTGGGGGTGAACCCCTGCTTGAGTACAATCCCAAGCTCGACATTTGGGAGCCTGTTGATACTGAGTCTCAGTTAGCAGCACTCCGGAGCCAGGGTGATATCATCGAGTGGGAGAATCACGGTTCACAGAGCGGCGTGTGTAATGTGTGCGGGGTGAACGATGGAGCGCGGCGTACGATTGGCGAGCAGTTCCCATCAGGGCATAGGCTGCCGCAAGCGCACGGCAATTGTCAGTGTACGGTGAAAGTGGTGAAGCAATGATGAAACGAGCGCGAACGAGTAGGCCATTAGAGCATGACGAGGTGGTATGGCGTCTGCTCATTCTGAATGGCACGTCAGAAGGTGAAGAAACAAAAGAAGATGGTTGGAATGCTGCCGAGGAATTGTTTATTGCCGGGTATGCTGTGAGTTGGAGCGAGAGTGGGTATACTGCCACAAAGAATGGGCAATCTCTCACAGGTTGGGATTATCGGAACCAGCAGCAAATCATAAAGTGGATGGATGAACGAAAGGCCGCTAAGGAGTCGGGGAAGTTCGATGAGTATCAAATACTCAAATGGAAGCGTCCGAGAGAAAGGCAAAGCAATGAACCAGGTCAGCACTGAGCACCGCATTGAATGCGAGTCAGGCAAATTGCTTTGTCGATTTGATCGCCGGGGCTTGTGGCTGTGGTGTGATAAGCACAAACGTGCTGAGCTGATTAGTTGGGGTGAAATAGAGACGGTACGCATGCAGGCAACCCAGGAAGCGAAAATTGTTGTAAGGACGTGTGCTGGCGCTAGCACAATTCCTGCGTAAGTGTTATACTTTTTGCAACAGAATAGTTAAAGCCACCGAGCTTAGCAGGCAGAGTCTTTAAGGCCAGTCCGGAAAAGGATGGCTTTTTAGTATGCCTGAGAATACAAACTACAAAACACTTCCTCTTGAAGAAGTTGCTTCTGCATATCAGGCAGAACTCACCCGCTTAACCGCGCTGCATATCCCCGAGGCAGAGCTAGAGTTGGCCCGGCGCTACTACTCGCAAAAAGAACGCGATAGCATGCCCGCGAGTAGCTTCTGTGGCCCCAATAAAACCTTCCCCGTCGAGTCCCAGGAGGACGTGGACAACGCCGCTGGCCTTGCCGGTCATGCTGATAATCCTGATTCAGTACGATCATGCATCAAGCGTAAAGCCAAAGCAAATGGCTGGTCACTTCCTAAGAGTTGGACCGATGGGAAAAGCGACCGCCTGCTGGAAGCAGACCTTGAGCGCGCCAAACAGGCCGCTACCCATCCACCCTATACAGGCCGCCACAGCCACGGACACCCCCATGAGATCGACGGCTACGCACACGAACACAGCCACGAGCATCAAAACGACAATGAGCACGATCACACGCATACACACACCAATCGCGCGCTGACGACTGATGTCGAGCAGCACATGTATGTGCCCATCACTCGAATCGACAAAGATGAGTGGTTGGTGGAAGGCCAGGCCACGAGTGACGCGATCGATGCCTATGGCACGATATTTGACTATGATTCGAGTAAACGGGCATTCCAGACCTGGCGCGGGAACATCAGGGAGATGCACGACCCCAAGAAAGCGGTTGGCCGCGCGATCGAAGTGATGCCCGATGACGACAACCATCTCATTGCTATCCGAGCCCGGATCTCAAAAGGCGCGCGCGACACCTGGGAAAAGGTGATGGATGGGACGCTCTCAGGGTTCAGCATTGGTGTCCCAAAAGATAAGTACAAACTGAAGACAGTTGAGCGCAATGGCAAAAGCATCCCAATGTATTATGACCACGAGTTGGCCGAGGTGAGCCTGGTCGATAATCCAGGCAGCCCGGGCTGCAACATAGCGGTTGTGCGCGCTGATGGTGTCGCGACAGAAGTACTCGACAACGCCCCTGCTGAGCCTACAAACGACCTCAATCGCGCCGGCGCGCGCATTAGCCATGTGTCACAGGACGCACTTCACGGTATGCGCGATAGCCACCTGCGTAACGCAAAAAGCACGATGGATTTATGCGGCTGCGATGAATGCACTGGCGGTATATCAGCGCTGGATCCTGATGGCGATGGTGATATTGATCTTCTGCCAATGAGTTCGTTGGATTGGGACCAGGATGGCGGTCAGTCGGATATGACGCAGAAGTATCGCAACATCGAAGCGGAGATCCAGCGCCATCTTGCTCCAGTGATCACGCGTATGCAAGCTATTTTGACGCAGCACATTCAGCAACCACAAGTACAACTACAGCAAACCACAGATCCGGAGATTACGAGGCACATAGAGGCCATGGAGACACGCTTTTATTCTGAGTTAGGCGAAGTACGCTCGCTGTTGAGTGAGGTAAAAGGTCTGGCGGAGAAGATCGCGAATACACCGTTGCCTGGGGGGCCTGTAGCCACACCGGTTCCGGTTGACAAGAGACTTGCCACGCAGCCAGCACAAGGCGGGTTCAATCCGCACAATGACATTGCTGCTATCACGAGAGCGGCGGAACTTGGATTATTCAAAGAACAAGAAAGCCAGGTCAACGCGGCGGCACGCATTATCGCGTTGCAGCGCCAAGGCCAATAGTTTCATAAAAGGGTACATACAATGCCTGAGAACAACAAGCCAGATGCGGTCGTCTCCCCTGCTGTGCAGGGCTTGACAGAGAACGACCTGCGATTTCTGGCAGATCAATTATCTCGATTGATGCAGCCCGATACGGGTACATCAAGAAATATGCAAGCGCCTACCACACCGCCACAAGCCACGCCTGATCTGGTGACCGGCCTGGCACCAGGCGAAATATTCAGAAACGGCCCGCCCAACATTCAGGAACCTGGTGATGTTTCCAGTCAAACGATTGAGTTGGTTCGCCAGCAACGCGCTGATATCACCCGCGCCATAACCACTGCAACCGGCTTCATCGGTTACGACTTGAAAACGCCGGCAGCAATGTTGGTGCCGTTCATGACACCGTTGCTTAATATGTTGCCGCGCGAGGGCGGGGTCGGCATTGACATTCACAACTGGAAAGCGGTGATAGATTTCTTCGGTGGATCCGGTCCACAGTCAGTCATTGGCGCCGTTGCCGATGGTGGTACGCCATCATCGTTGTCTTACAATGTGTCGCCACTGTCCAATGTGTTCAAGACCATTGGCCTCATGAACAACGAGACATTCCAGGCACAATGGAGAGGTCGGCAGTTGCAGGGTGACCTGCGCGCAACCTTGACTGCTCAATTGCTGCTTGCGTTAAAACTGGTTGAAGAGAACTGGCTCATCAACATGGGTGATTTCTTGTGGACGCCTCCGCCTCTTTTGATGTCAGCTGTGAACTCAGGTGGAACCATCACCAATGCCGTCAATGGAACCATGTGGTTCAGGGTGACGGCGGTATCAGCCAATGGTGAGACGCTTGGAACGGCTCTGCAATCCATTGCTATTCCTGGCACAACTTCTTCAATCACGCTTACCATTTTTACGGTTCCTAATGCGACGCGCTACAACGTGTATGCAGCGCAGAACAATACCCCTGGCACACCGCCTGCTGATGCTGCAACCTGGCTACAAAGCCCGGTCGCAACCTACTTTGGCTCAGCAAATGCGCTCAACCAGCCCGCAAGCCCAATTCAGGGTTCTTTTACAGCAACCATGACCGCTCCACCTACCACGGCAGGTACGGCATATTCAACTATTGTTGCAGCCGGTAACACCGCCAAGGTCGCTATCGATGGCGGTGGAAATGTGATCACCTTCAAGGGCACGCAGGGACTGATCTATGGCAACTTCGGCGCGAACACCAACACTGGCGCAGGCGGGTTGAGGTCTCAACTCTTGCAACCTGCTGCAACCACTGGTTTTCTGGCACTGTCAGATATCCAGCAACTGTTCACCAACATGTACCTGAATGCGCGTGCTGACCCCAAGGTATTGTTTGTGAGCCCACAGGACGCGATTACCGTGAATAATCTGGTCGCCACCAATGGTGAGACACGGGTTGTGGTTCAGGGTGACCGTGGCAGTGTTGAGTCAGGTCAAATGGATCTGACAGCCGGTTTCAAGGTGACGCGTATCCTGAACCAGGTGACACAGAGCCTGGTCAATATCGTGCAACTGCCGTTCCTGGCCCAAGGCACAATGATTGCAGCCAGTTTTACTTTCCCCTATCCGGTGGCCGGCTACGGCAATACGCCATTTAGGGTGATAACCAACCAGGAATATTACGGGGTTGATTATCCGCCAACCCGGCAAGATCCAACCTCGTGGGGCATGGGTGACTTTGTTGACGAGACACTCGTTCAAGAATTCCTGGGGGGCATGGGCATCCTCAATGGAGTCATCTACCACTGAGTTGTAGCTTGTAGTTTTGTGAATAATTTGTGGGGGATGAGTGGTAGCAACCTCATCCCCCAGCTTGGAGGGATAAAGACATGCCGAATGATGGCTATTATTCAACCGGTGCTGCGTTTACAGCGCCTACAGTACCAGTTTCAACGGTGGTACTCACCAATCCGTTTCAGACCGATTGTGTGGTCTATATCAGCGGCGGCACAGTGACTGTTATCGCTGTTAACGGGGTAACGACAGGGCTGACCTCGGGGACGTTTATTGTTGAAGCGCTGAAGACGATCGCAATCACGTACTCAGTTGTGCCAACCTGGGTGTGGGTTGCGCTCTAAGGGGGCATAAGCCATGCCAGCGAAATCAAAAGCCAGACAGATGCAGGAAGCATCGCAACAAGACTCCGAAGAGCGGCATATTCGCATCACGATCATTGACATGAAGGCGTTCGAGTATCATCTGAACCCGCATGAAAGTGTGGTTCGTGGCATTCTTGACCCGGACACGCCGGACGCCTTTATCGAAGTACCGATAGAGCCGCATCTGAAGAGTGTTGTGCAGCATGCATACCTGTCAACCAACCAGATCGCCAAGGTGTACTTACACGATGAATTGAGCGTCGTGGATACACCACCTGAGAAGGGAGGATAAGGAGGATGGCAACGAACACAGCAAATCAGATTACGATGTTGCAGAACGTGCAAACGTTGATCAATAACGTCGAGAGTTTCGCGGCGAATTGGCGTTGTGGCGACCCAAATATAGACAATGTCAGCCAAATGTTGCTTGCTACACGACTTGATGGCGTGATGAATATTCTGCTGAACAACGGTTCGCGTGCGCAGCAACTCGCCACGTCGCAGGCACGAGCTGCCAACAACAATGCAGGGGCGGGCATTGCTGCTGATATTGCCTACAAGCAGGTCGATGACTTTATGCGGGCATTGGCAGCCCAAATCGCGGTGTTGCAAAATCCGACGAGTGTCCCGCGCAGGTCGCATACAGCCGGCCAATAGGAGAGACTAATTATGACAGCGCCAGCCATACAAGCCAATCTCGCGAACATCACGTCTGTTGGAAGTCTTGCATCAGGAGAAGTACAGCTATTACCGGCCAACGGCAACCGGGCAGGGGCGGTTATCTATAACGAGTCGACGGCCATTCTCTACCTGGCGTTTGATGGACAGGCTTCTCTGACGCATTATACGGTGCAAATTCCGGCTAATGGCTACTTTGAGTTGCCGGGTCCGGCTATCTATACTGGCGTGATTTCTGGCATATGGAGCGCGGCCAATGGATTTGCGAGAATTACGGAGCTGACGTGATGCCTTTATTCCCACCGCCCTCGCCAGTACCGCAAATCATAGATAACGAAGCCGCGAGCTATACAGGTAATACCAGCGCGCTGACCGCGAACACTATCTATCTATGGGCGTTTGAACTATCGGTTCCAGTCATTATTGTCGGTATGCGCTGGCGCAACGCGGCGACCGCGACCGGTTCCACAAACATGGGTATCTATACAGCGGCTGGAAATCTCGTTGCTGGTTCAGATACCGGCGCGGTCGCGAACGCGGTCAATACAACAAAAACGTTTACCTATGGTTCGCCTGTCGTCCTTCAGCCTGGCCAGTATTTCCTGGCGATTTCTTGTAACAACGGAACCGACACATTCAACGCATTGACACCAGGTTTCACGGACGCTTCGCGCGCAAGAAGGGCGACGAACACACTTGCAACTGGCGCGTTGCCAGCAACCACTGGCGCTATTGTTGTGCTTACCTCGTTTGCGCCAGCGATGGCGGCTTTGGTCAGTGGAGGGCTTGCCTGATGCCATTATTTCCAGCACCAGTACAGCCATTAGCCTTATATGATGGAGAGTTGGGCCAGACAGCAAGCTCAGCAGGAGCGGCAACGACCGTATACCTGGTTGGCGTTGTGCTCAACGCGCCTGTGACGCTGACAGGGGTACGTATCCGGTTCGCAACCGTTGGGGGTACAGGGCATTATGACGTTGGGATTTACGATGCATCTGGGGCCAATGGCGGACCTGGGAACTTATTAGCCCATGCAGCAGCGACTGCTACCACATTGGGAACTTCAGCGGCAACGCTCACCCCTGCTTTGATTGGGGGCAATCTGGCGCTTGCGCCTGGAAGATACTGGTTGGCGTTGTGGATTGACAATGCAACGGACACATTCAACAAGCAGTCAGCATCAGGTTCGAATGCTGTGGTGTTGTCAGGAACAAACGCGGGGCCGCTCCCTGCTCAGGCATCGAGTATTGCAGGGTTGGCGAATGCGACATTGAAGCCGCTGTTGATAGGCATCTTGCAAGGGGGTTGGTCATAAGTTGGTCAATTGCTACATCTCACAATTTGACTACCTGAGATCACCAAGCGGGCTAGAAAGCGCCAGTCTGCTCGGGAATAGCATGCGGCTTTCTGCTCTGCATACTGCTGGCGCGGTAACGCTGCTGGTTGTGCCAAACACGACAGTACAGTTGAACCAATACGATCGGATTACCATTTTCGATGGTCCAAATAGTGAGGTGGTAATTGTTGCAGGAACGACCAATGCAGGGGTAGGCAGTATTGGCATACAAACACCTGGTCTGCAATTCCAGCATGCCGCGGGTACTCCCTGCTGTAGCGATGGAGTGCTTGGGAGCCTGGCTGATCAAATTGTGGATGCATCGGACTGGCTGGAGACGGATTTCACGTTTCAGGCACTGTTTCAGGCAACATACACCGGTGAAATCTTGCCAATGCCGAGTATGCAGGTCAGCATAGACAACCAGGGCATGCTGGTGTTCCGACCGAAACATTTTCCGGTGGTGAGTGTGTCAAGCATCGTCATGAACACGATGCAAGCGAACCCGGTAACGTTTAACGCAACGCAAGCGTTTATTGATGCCAATCAGCAGTATGTGCGTGTCCCAAATTTGCAAATGACCGGTACATCTCAGGTGTTTTATCCAAACCAGTGGATAAGTCGCAATCGCAACATGTGGCTCACGATCAGCTATACCGCGGGTTTCCAGCCAGCAGCATTGCCGTCAGGTGTGCGCGATGTCATGGTCTTGCTGGTGTCGGACATTTTGAGTCGCCGGCAGAACCCGACCGGCGCGGACCAGATTGACTTTGCTGATAAACGCCTGGTGGCGACAATGCGTGGTGATACAACGGGTGAAAGCCTGCTGGTGAAGCAGGCCAAGAAGAAAGCGGCCAAGTATAAAGTGAGGAGCATGTAAAGATGCCATTAGATGAAAACAGTACGCTTGTAGAGCGATTGCATCAATATCGTCAGGAGATAAGCAAAATTATTCAGCCAGTACGTGCAGAAGCGAGCACACGGCCTGCAAAGGGCGGACCTGAAATAACGCTGGCCTGGCGTGCGTTGCAACAAGCAAAAATGTGGTTGGGCCAAGCGCTTGGGGAGAATGATATCAATCCTCCCTGGGAGAAGGATGGCGATAACTAGGATGGCAAAAGGCCCATTGGATGACGAAATTGACGATTTGTTGATTGCCGTTGGGCGACTTATTCAGGCCATTGAGAATGATATCAAAAGATGGTGGCAATGTATCAGGCATTGGAACAGGTGAGCCATGGCGATTGAAACGCTGGTGAACGTGACTCGCGCGGGTACGCCGGTCGCGAGTCTCGCGAATACGCCGGTCCGGATCGTGGAGATATCGCCGATCGTGATTGCGAACTCAGGTGGAGCAATACCGGCAAATTCGCTGAACCTGTTTTCGCGTGTAGGTGTGCCTGATATTCGCTTGAAAGATCAGTTAACAGCGACCGATGGAACAAAATATCGGGTATCCGGTGTACCGATTGTGCATGACTCTTCTTATCTGAAAGTACAGATTGTGAAGTATGTGGAGACAACGCCCTAATGAGTAGCTTTCTGATCAATGTAGGCTTTGATGCCGCCAGTATGACCAAGATCGATTTACTCTTGGGTTGGGTGTCAAGCTTTCGGGGGACCTACGAAGGGTTCCTCGAGCAAGCTGGATTGGAAAGTTTGCAAGCGTTGCACATGTCGGCTGAGAACCACATGTGGACAACGTTCATGAACCCAACGGGGCCACTCGAGGATAGCTTGAGTGAAGACATGGAGACGCCGTATGTCGGATGGATGGGAAGTGATTCAGAATATGCACGCCGGCGCAACTGGGGTTTTGTTGGGATGTATGACAGGCTTGGACGAGGGCCTTATTCTGACGAGGGAATCGAATATATGGAATATGCGATAAACGACATGACGCCTGAGATCGAAGGCTATTATGTCAAAGCCATCAATTCAGCAATCGCGTTTATGGGAATTTAAATGCCAAACACACTGGCCATTGCAAATGAAATAGTGACGCTTTTAGCAGGGCTGCAATATCAGTCAGCACCGCTCTACAAGCAGGTGAAACTCGGGGCTATCCAGGATCCGACTGATATCACCCCTTGTGCAGGTGTGTTCTTTGATACTGGACAAACGAAACGCTTTGATAGTGGGTGGAAAGTGAATGATCATC